GTACCCTAACGGAATGGAGCTAATCGATGGACGATTGGACAAAGGAGCAAGCCGACTTTCTAATCAAGATTGGTCAGCTTCCATCAGCAACACCTGCACCAAAACCAACCACTAAGAAAGACGAGGAATAACCTAAATGGCAGTATTCATGAGCAACAACGTAGGCGTGAAGGTTAACTCTGTTGATCTAAGCGACCACGTTACAGCAGTAACAATCAACCGCACATTTGATGAATTAGAAGTAACAGCAATGGGTGATTCAGGTCACAAGTTTGTTAAGGGACTTGAAGCATCTTCAATCACACTTGACTTCTTAAACGACACAGCATCAGCAAACGTTCTTGCAACTCTACAAGCAGCATGGGGAACTAACGTCCCTATCGTATTGCTACAGACAAAGGGAACAGCAGTCTCAGCGACTAATCCTCTTTACACAGCAACATGCCTTATCAACAACACAACAGATATTAACGGCGCAGTCGGTGACCTCTCTACACAGAGCATCACATTCAACGTCTCAGGTACTATTGCTGTTGCAACAACTGGTTCATTCTAAACAACTAACTAAGGGGCTAAAATGGCAAAGCTAAAGGTAACAAGGGCTGATAATTCAGTAACAGAGTACGAGATTACTCCGTTGATTGAGTATGCCTTCGAGCAATACGCTAAGAAGGGCTTTCACAAAGCTCTTATCGAAGACCAAAAGCAGTCAGACGTGTACTGGCTGTGCTGGGAAGCAATTAGACGTTCGGGTGAAACAGTCAAACCTTTCGGGGAAGCATTCCTTGAGACCCTCAAGTCAGTTGAGGTCTTAGAGTCTGACCCTTTAGGGTAGATCGGAACTCCGTTACTTATCTCGCAGCTCGTCTGAGTTATGAGTACGGAGTTCCGTTTCAATCCATCGTAGAACTTACTCCGATGGCTTTTAAGGCACATTTAGATGTTCTTAAGGACATAGCGAAGGAGAAAACTGATGCCAGTAAAGCTGCAAGGCGCGGTCGCCCTTAGAAAAGCACTTGCTACAGTTGAACCCACTCTTGCCAAGGAAACTAGCAAAGAGATTGCCTCATTCCTTAAGCCTGTTGTAAAACAGGCTCGAGGTTACATTCCTAACAATAATCAAATTATTAGCGGTTGGTTGGTTGCTAATGCTCGAGGTACATGGGAACGAGTTGCATACGACTCAGCCGTGGCTAAACGAGGTATTACATATAAATCAACCCCTAGCCGTGTTAATCGTCAAGGATTCTCAGCTTTAGCTTCAATTTTTAATAAATCTGCTGCTGGTGCTATTTACGAAACTGCTGGACGCAAATCTGGGCTCAATGGAAACTTTAGCCCTCGTCTTGGTGGAGAAATCAAAGGCGACAAACAGAAGATGCAGGGTCGCGCCATATTCAGGGCGTTTGAAGAAGATCGTGGAAAAGCGCAAGATGGCGTAGTCAAAGCAATCTTCAAGGCTAAAGATAAGTTTGATTCAATGAAGGATAAAGTCTGATGGCAGATTTAAGAATTGATTTAGCAGCTGAATTTAAGGGCAAGAAAGCTTTTAAGGAAGCAGATAAATCTGTAAGCGGTTTGGATAAAGCGGTTGGCAAACTTGGAAAACAGATTGCCTCAGTCTTTGCCGCACAAAAGATTCTTGCCTTTGGCAAGGCATCGGTTAAGGCTTTTGCTGAAGACCAAGCCTCAGCAGCTCGTCTTACAAAAACAGTAGATAACTTAGGTTTGGCTTTTGCTAATCCAGCAATTACACAGTTTATCCAGAAACTATCCATGCAATCTGGAATAGTCGATGAGACATTACGCCCAGCTTTTCAAGGACTTCTTACAACTACAGGCGACGTCACTAAGTCTATGGATTTTCTTACCAAGGCAGTAGATATATCTCGAGGCTCTGGTATTGATCTTGCAACAGTTACACAGGATTTAGCCAATGGTTACGTCGGCATTACTAAAGGACTTAAGAAATACAATCTCGGTCTATCTCAGGCGCAACTTAAATCTAAGTCTTTTGAAGAAATCATGGGTTTGCTTAATAAGCAATTTAATGGTGCTTCTGCTGCTTACCTTGAAACTTATTCAGGCAAAATGGCGATTCTTAATACTGCCGCTGACAACGCTAAGGAAACTATTGGCAAAGGTTTAGTAGATGCTTTAACTAATCTTGGTGGTCAGGATACAAACGTCCAAGATGTAGCAACAGCCATGCAGGGATTGGCAGATAACACAGCCAATGCAATAGTTGGGGTTAGCGTTTTATTGTCAAAGCTCAAGCAACTTCCCGGCAATGGGTTTGGTATTCCTGCAATGTTCTCTGAAATTGGAAGCGCGGTCGCTCGCCCTTACATGGATTTAGCAAATCTTGGTAAGAAATCTAAAGCAGTTGGTTATGGCGATTATGCAGGAAGTACCGCAGATTACCAACGCCAACAGAATGATAAAGCAGCAGCAAAAGCCAAGGCTGTGGCAGATGCTAAAGCCGCTGCTTTGGCTAAATCAACACTTAAGAACCAGAAAGCTCTGACAGATCAACAGAAGAAACAGGCTGCTTTGAAAAAGGCTGGCACAATCTTTGACCTTGAACAGATTCAAATTTTAGCAGCTTTGAAAGGCAAAGTATCCGAAGAAGATCGCACACGCCTTGAACTTCAATTGGCACTTGCCATGGGTAATCTCGATGAAGCCAAAAAGTTAACCTACGAGTTAGCCATTGCTCAAGGGCTTGGAATGACTATTGCTAAAGACTTAGCAAGCCTTCCACAAGCTGCTAACCCCTTTGCTTCTTGGGAGGCATATTTAGATAAGATTGCTGAAAAGGCTCGCATGATTGCCAATAGCGTTCAAGTAGGAATTGGCTCTAGCGTTACTACTAATGCTTTATCTTCTTCAGAATCTATGGTGTCATATAGTCCAAGCACAGGGTTAAATTACAATGCCAACGCCAGCCAGCCAGTTATTAACGTAACAGTTCAGGGCAACATAATTCGCGAGCAGGAACTTATTAACCAAGTCCTAGCAGGAGCGCAGCTCTCAAGTCTTTCAGGTTCACCATCTCAGATTGGTAGAATTGCAGGTATGTTCGGCTAATGGCACTCCCAGCGCAGATAGCCGTTTCCTTTGACTTTACTAACGGCGCAACCTTTGGTTATGACGGCTTCGTCATTGGCGATGCTAAATACGGAATTCTTGGAACATCAACTCTTGGAACTTCTAATTCGCCAGAACCAACAGTTGACTTAACTCCTGACGTCTATGAGATTAGCATTACCAGAGGGCGCAATATCCAGCGCGACCAGTATGAGGCAGGACAATGCACAGTCCGAGTCCTAGACCCTTTAAGTTACTTTAATCCTCAAAATACTTCCAGCCCTTATTATGGGAAGCTTGTGCCGCTTCGCAAGGTGCGTGTCTCAGCTACGACAGCCACAACTCAGAAGTATTTATTTTCAGGTTATGCCATCGAATACCGCTATACCTACCCAGTCAATCAGGAAACTGGTTATGTAGATATTGTGTGCCAAGACGCATTTCGTCTTTTTAACATGGCTAACGTAACCACAATTACTGACTCAGGCGCAGGGCAAGATACTGGTACTCGTATAGGCAAGATTCTGAATCAAGTCTCATTTCCTAGTTCATTACGCACAATTGCTACTGGCGCAAATACTTGTATTGCTGATCCTGCAACTAGCCGTACAAGCCTTCAAGCCCTCAAGAATGCTGAGTTTTCTGAGACAGGTGCTTTCTATATGGACGGTTCAGGCACAGCCGTATTCAAGTCCAGAGCGCAGGTCATGGCTAGCCTTGCTAATGCTCCAACAGTCTTCAATCAAACTGGCGGGATTCCTTACAAGAACCTCAAATACAGTTTCGATGACAAGCTCATTATCAACCAAGCCAATTTAGGGCGTGTAGGCGGTTCAGTCATTACTGCCATCAATCAAACTTCCATAGATAAATACTTTCCTCACTCAATCACACAGACTGACCTTGTGGCTGAGACAGATGCAATTGTCACTAACATTGCCAATGAGTACATAGCAACTCGTCAAGAAACCACAATTCGTATTGATGAGATGACTGTGGACTTGCTTGATACAGCAGTCCCTACAGATACCATACTTGGACTTGATTACTTCTCCAACTTGCTTATTACGAACGTTCAACCAGACGGCTCAACCATCGTCAAGAACCTTCAGATGCAAGGAGTGAATTGGTCAATCACGCCAAATAAAATGACTGTAAATATCACCACGCTAGAGCCAATAGCCGATGGCTTCATCGTTGGAAGCTCGTATTACGGTATAATCGGCACTAATACATTGGGTTACTAGGAGATAAAATGGCAACAGGACTACCAGCAGCAACAGGCGATGTATTAACCGCCGCTACAGTTAATGGGCTTATTACCTTTACTGTGGGCTCAGACCAGACAGCGGACTACACAGCCGTATTGACAGATCAATACCAAGTCCTAGTTCCAATGAACAAGGCGACAGCAGTAGCTTTTAAGATTCCTACCAACGCGTCTGTTGCGTTCCCTGTAGGAACAGCCATTACGATTCTTAACAAGGGTGCAGGAACTTGCACAATCAGTGCAGTTACCTCTGGAACTACTACAGTCTTATCAGCAGGTGCTACTGCGGCTGCTCCGACACTTGGACAATATAAGACAGCTGTCTGCATTAAGACCGCTACAGATACTTGGTACATTGTTGGAGCAATTGCATAATGATTGGTGCAATTACAGCAGGATTATCAGCACCCACTTCTCCAGCAACTGCGCCAAGTGTTGAATATCTTGTCGTTGCAGGCGGAGCAGGCGGCGGTAATTCAAGTATTTCTGGTGGTGGTGGCGCGGGAGGCTTGAGAACAGGCACATTATCCATTGGCACTTCATTTAGCGTAACTGTTGGTAATGGCGGTTCTGCTGCGACCAATGGTTCTAATTCAATTTTTTCTAGCATTACTGCTTCTGGCGGTGGCGCAGGAAATGGCAATGCTGGTTCGGGTAATGCAGGAGGCTCTGGCGGCGGCGGGGGTTATGTAACTGGCGCAGGAGGAGCAGGAAACTCAGGTTCTTATTCTCCAGTAGAAGGCTACGCTGGCGGTACTGGTCGATTAAATACCGGTACAGGCGGAGCTGGTGGTGGCGGTGGCGGATCGTCTGCGGTTGGAATAAGTCCGGCAGACAACGCAAATAATCCTAATGGCGGAGCAGGTACATCTTCCTCAATTACAGGTACTTCTGTTTCTTATGCAGGCGGCGGCGGTGGAGCAGCTGCAGCAAACCCCGGCGGTTCGGGAGCGGCAAGCGGCGGAGATGGTGAAATATCAGGTGGACGTTCAGCAACAAACGGTGCTGCAAATAGCGGAAGCGGCGGCGGTGGAACTTATAGCGGTACAGCTGGTTCTGGTGGCTCTGGAGTTGTAATTATTGCCTACTTAAATACTTATCCTGCATTGACTTCAATTAGCGGTGGTCTTACATACGACCAACCAACACGTTCAGGCTATCGCGTTTATCGCTTCACAGCTGGAACAGGAACTATTACAGTATGAAACCAATACTTTGCAAAGCAGGACAACAATTAAGGTTACAAGTCGATGATACTTACTCAGATAGAGATAGAACCTCGGACGGCTGGATTGGCGACTTGCGTCATTCAGCACGTCCTTCTGACCACAATCCTGATGCAACAGGTATCGTCAGGGCAATTGATATTGACAGGGATTTATCTGGAAAGGCAAAGCCCGACATCATGCATGACCTTGCAGATCAGATTCGACTATGCGGTAAATCTGGCGATAAGAGAATCTCTTACATTATCTTCAATGGCAGAATCGCATCGAGTAAGAAGGCTTGGGCTTGGCGTCCTTACACTGGAACTAATAATCCCCACAATCATCACTGCCATATTAGCTTTACCAAGAAGGGCGATGCAGATGGCTCGTTCTTTAATATCCCAATGATAGGCGGCACTCATGGCTGAGAACTATTCCTTTACAATTGACCAAGGTGCTGACTGGTATCTCAATATTACTTACAAGGACTCTAACGGCACAGCCATCAACCTCACAGGGTACACAGCAGCAATGCAGTTTAGGCTCACCACGTCTAGCGCCACAGCGGCTATAAGCCTTACACAAACATCTGGCATAACTATCACAGGAGCGACTGGCAACCTCGCTATCCGCGCCACAGCGGCTCAGACAGGTGCTCTAGATGACTCTGCCAAATACGATTATGATCTAGAGATAACTTCACCTACTGGAGTAGTCACTCGCTTGATTCAAGGCGTGGCTAGTGTTAGTTCACAGATCACTCGATGAGCGATTTAATTGTAGTTCAACCTACAGTCCAACAGATTACTGTTACCGAAGATGTTAAGCAGGTAGTAGTTGCATCAGTTGGAGTACAAGGTCCACAAGGCGCAACAGGTCCAGCAGGAGGACCAACAGGGGCTACTGGACCAACAGGGTTAACAGGAGCAACAGGCGCAGCTTCTACAGTTGCAGGTGCAACAGGTTTGACAGGTCTGACTGGCGCGACTGGCGTACAAGGTGCAAGCGGATTAACAGGAGCAGCATCAACTATTGCAGGAGCAACGGGCGCATCTGGTCTTACAGGAGCGACTGGCGCACAAGGTATTCAAGGATCAACAGGCATTCAAGGTGCAACTGGAACTGCTGGTTCGGCTGGAACTCAAGGAGCATCTGGTCTTACAGGAGCAACAGGAGCAGCTTCTACAGTTGCAGGAGCAACTGGAATTACAGGTGCAACTGGTGTTGCTGGTACAGCAGGTACAGCTGGTGCTAGCGGATTAACTGGTGCAACAGGTTCTGCTGGCACAAATGGCACAGCAGGAGCAACGGGTGCTACAGGTATTCAAGGAGCCTCTGGACTTACAGGCGGTACAGCATCAGCTTCTCTTGGATTGGTTTCTACCTATTACATCAAATCTCCGGGAAGTACAGGTAACATAAACGTAGGCTTGGGCGTAACTAATTACACATTTATTGTTATTCCAGCATCTCAAACAGCAGACAGAATTGCAGTCCGTACCAATACTGGTTGGGGTAGCAATATCGTCCGCATGGGTATTTATAACCATAACTTTGCAACAGGACAACCCAGCACAGTTTTCCTTGATGCTGGAACAGTAAGCGCAACGTCAGCGGGCGCGGTATTTGCCATCACAATCAATCAAGTAATCCCAGCGGGCTCTTATTGGCTAGCAGTAAATGTTCAATCTGGTTCTGGTGGAACTAACTTAAGCGGTATCAATACTGGAAACTCTGTTGCTACAAACTGGATGGACTCAACCATAAGCACTTGGTACAACGGCTGGTCTCAAACTGTTAGCACATCATCTGGTTTTGCAACTGCTACATCTTTGACTCCTATAACTCAACCTGGGGTAATTGCATTGAGAGGCGCATAATGACAAAAGTAATTACATACGGCTTAGGCGGTTATGACCCAAGCAAGCCTAATAACAACATTGTAGAAGAAATCGAAATCCCAGAGGAGACAGAATGAAGAACCCAATCGTCCTTAGCATCGGAGCATTCCTAGCGGTCTGGGGTACAACCTCGAACTTCTCGCTGGATTATCGCTCAATCCTTGGATCAATCGTCGCTGGCGTATTCGGATACGCAACGCCTAAAAGATGACCGCACAGGACTACGCGGCACTATCGGTCGCTATCATCACGATACTTGGCGGCGTTGCAGCTTATGTCCAGTTCATGATTAAGCACTACTTAAGTGAACTCAAGCCCAATGGCGGTGGGTCAATCAAAGACCAAGTTAACCGATTAGAAGCGCGTGTCGATACAATCATCGAGCTGTTAGGTAAGTAACACTTATCCCATGGCAAGAACTAAGAAGGTCATTGACCTAGATGCTTACTCAGCTCTAGACCAATACTGCATTGCTTTGCACGTTTATTACACCAGTCTACGCAAGGCTGGTTTCTCTACTGATATGGCTTTCTGGCTATTGCTAGATCGTGATTCCTATCCTGACTGGATTCTGCCAGTCAA